GCTTGATGCTGAGGCCATTGGCGGTCTGGTAGACCCCGCTTGAGTCGACCCATACGAGCCCCCCTCCCGTGGTCACATAGGCGTTTGGGCCAATGCACCCCACGTTATCGCTCACCCTGGTGAGCCTGCCGCTGCTGACGACCGCACCCACAGAGGGTTGGTAAAGCCACGTCTCGTTTTCGGTGAAGATGACGAGGTTGGAATTCTTCTCAGCGATGGCTGTGATCTGTTCCTCTGACGGCACCAGAAAGTAGTTATCCGGGTTGATGATGTTGTTGGGGAACCCGGGGTCAGACCAGTAGAGGGTGTTGCCAGAGGCGTAGACGAGCCTGTTCTGCACCACGGCCACGTCCACCGGGTTGGGCATGTCGGCAGTGCGAAGGTAATCGTAAGCCTCGGGGTTGATGCCGGGGCTCAGCACCACGGGGGTGATGATGTTCGATTCGCCGTAGGACTGGGACCACTCGCGGTTGCTGAGGTTATCTATCTCTGTCTCGCGAAGGCCGTTGAAAGACGCCCCGAGATACGCCCAGCAGCCAGCGGCGCTGTTGCCGAAGTACAGAATATCGTTGAACTCTTCAAAGAAGAAGAACTCGTCTTTGGCCTTGAGCCACGCTGCGTGGCCTTCGAGGTAGGCGGTCTGATACTGAGGCGCGAGGTCTTCGACGCCTTCGGCAGCGACCTCTGTGAACGACCGGCCATCGAGCGTGGTGGGCACCGCGTCATCGAAACTGGCTGCCACGGCGGTCTGGCTGGTGTGCGGATAGAGCGGCACCTCGAAGCGCTCGTTGGTGGTCAGGTCATAGATGCTGACGATGTAGAGGAGTCTCCTCTGCGCGTAGGCCCAGGGCAGGTTGGGGCCGCCGGGCGACGTTGTGCCCACGTTGGCCAGGAAGACCGAGAGCATCTGGAGGTTGCCGAAGTCGGTCTTGAAGAGGTGAGACCCGAGGTGCTTGCTGAGCCCCCAGTCGACAGTGGCGACCGCAAACGGCGGCGACGTCATCATGGTGTCGAACTGGGTGACTTGTCCGAACCCCTCACGAACCTGCCAGGCGTTGTTGGCGAAGAGCATGTTGAGCGCGAACGCGCCTTTGGACGGTGCGTTGGCCTCGATGCCCGCGCCCAGCACCTGAACCTCTTGAGCCTTTACCGCCATTAGTATCCGTACCAGGGAACCGTCTGGACGTAATCGTAACCATCGAAGGCCCTGGCCTGGAGGTACTCCTGGAACTGCCCCAGCCTCGTGGCCGTCTGGCGAAGGATTGGCTCACTCTCGGCGCCGTCCACAATGGCGTACTGCCGGTAAGCCAGCAGGGCTATGAGGTCGTGAAACGGGGTGAGGTTGTCGAGGAACGCGGTCGGAGACCCGGTCCATGTGATGTCGCCCTCGGGCACGTACTCGATGGTGTAGTCCCCGGTAAGCTTGCGCGTGAACTTGAGGATGGTGCCAGAGAGGTAGTAGCTCGACGGCGTCACTTCGAGCGCGCGGATATTGCTCACGGCGCCGAAGCGCTCGGTGACAAGCCCGGAGCTGTCCACCTTGACGACGCTATTGAGGCGCACCATGGGGCCCGGCACAGCCGTTGTGCTCGCCCCCATGAACGCCGGAACGAGGTCATACTCACGCACATCGGAGAGCGTGACCTCCTGGGTGGCGTTGTAAATCATCGGATTGATGTCACACACCATGTTCCGAAACTCGCGGTAGCCATCGTCGAGATAGGTCTCCACGTCTGCGTCTGAGACAAACGTCTGGTCGGGCTCGTCGATGTACTGCCTGAACTTGGCCGCGACCTGTGCCGGTGTCATCCGATACCCCCAAAGACCGGGCTAATCAGCGCCTCCTGCCCTGCGGCCTGCTTGGAGACCGCTGACTCCATGAGGCCCACGTTCTTGGCGAGGCCCATGGCTTCCTCTGCCATCTGGCCCTGGGTCTCTGGTGAGCCCACGGCCATGATGTTGGCCATCTGCGCTGCCCGGTCGTCCATCGGTGGGGTCTGGCGCGGGAAGACCTTCTGCATGGACTCTGCCTTCTGGAACTCCTCATTGGAGGCCATCGGGTTACTGAGTGCCACGACCACGTCTCGGATGTAGAGCTGCCGCTCTTCCGGCAACTCGTAGAAGTCATCGGTGTGGATGAAGTCCGAGAACACCTTGAGCATCGAGCGGAGGTCGTCTGACTGGAATATCTCGACCTCGTAGCCTTCCTTGGTGGCGTCGAGGAGCTTCTTGGCGTGCGCCATGCCCTGCACCTTCTCGGTGATGAAGCTGTTGCCAGTACGGAAGCTCAGTTCCTGGATGGCGCTCTCCGGGTCGATGAGCCCCGCCTGGAAAAGCTCCATGACGTGCTGGTCTCTGTCCCTGGAGTCGAACCGGAAGGCGCTGCCCGCCTCGATGAAGACCTCCGGGTCATCGACGATGTTGGCTGAGCTAATGGCCTCGTAGACCACCTTGCCCGTCTGGTCGAGCATCCGGGCCATCTTGGGCTCGGTGTAGTGGACCTTCATAAGCTCCAGCACAACCTTGGCCATCTCGCGAACAGCGCGCTCGACGTTGGTCTGGGTCTCCTGAAGCTGCGAGGTGTCGCGCTCGCTGAGGACCTGCATGGCGCGGCCAGAGCTTACGCCCACCGCTCGCTTGCCGAGGCTCACGGAGTGGATACCCGCCACGTCGTGCATCTCTGCCTGGGTCCGCGTGATGCTGTCGAGCACGTAGCCTGGGAGCGGTACGGGTTGAATCTGACTGGGCGCTCCACCGGCAGGGTTGTAGTAAATCTTCTCGCCAGGGCGGTTGGTCATCGACGAGGCGTTGATGCCTGCCGTCTTGGGGATGGCCCACTTGGGGTTGCCCATTAGCTTGACGTTGTGAACCACCTGGGTGCGCTGCTCGTTATAGAGGCGCTGGAGGTCCAGAAGCGGCTGCATGAGGCCGATTCCCCACAGGCGCCCTGGGACCTCAGTGTAGCGGATAATCTGAACCGGGAAGGTCTTGGTCTTCCAGGTGCCCTTGTAGATGTACACATCCCCGGCGAGGATGGCGTGGCGGCCATCTCGCCAGTAGACCTCCATTAGCTCGATGCGGTCATCCGGCACCGTGTGAAGCTCAGAATCGAGCCCTGAGTCCTCATCTCCAGCCTGAGCGGCGAGGACCTCGTCAGTCTTGTCGGGGTAAGCCTTCTCCACATCCTCGCGCACGTGAAAGCTTCGGATGGCTATCCACTGGGAGTCGCGAGGGTTTGTGACCTTGTCCTCGAAGAAGATGTCATAGGGACTGATGGGCTCAGAGTGAACGACATCGTCGTCGGCATCGTAGTAGGTGTGTATTGCGGTGGTGCCGGTGACGAGGAGCCACTGGAGCGCCGTGTGGAGCTTGTCCTGGACGTCTTCTCTGGACCAGTAGTAGCGGAGGGCTATCTCGGAGCTTTTGGCCTTGATGATGTCGTCATTGGATGGCGACGACGGGATGACGGCGATGGAGGGGTAGCTCAGCGAGAGCCTGGCCATGATGTTGCGGTAGATGTTGAGCAGCAGGTTGACGGTCTGGCGCTGGCTACCGTCAGGGCGCGCCCTCTGGTTGATAAGGTAGGCCGCGCTGCCACGGTCGAAGTCGACCCACTGACGCCCTTCGAGGAACATGGTGCAGAGGTCCCACACGCGCCCGTAAGTGGTCTTGTCGTTACGGGATGCCCTGATTTGGCTCCCGATGTTGTCTGGATATTCAGGCATTATCTCCTCAACCATCGCCGCATGTAATCATCGGTGTAGTACCGCCCATCGGGTCCAGCCCAACCCGCACCACTGTGGTGCCGAGTGAACCCCGCAGGCGGAACGATGGGCGGCGGTAGCGACGGCGTCTGCCAGGGCCTGAGCGGGGCCGTTGGGGCACCTCTGAGGTGAGCGAGCGGAGTCGGATCACCAAGAGCGGACTGGACGCCGATCGGTGTGCCGGACGGGCCAAGCATGGCCGCCGGCGGCACAAGCGACGCAGACAGGCCGGGAGAGCCGAACTGCTCGCGCATGGCCTGGGCTATTCGCGGGTCCATCCCGAGCGTAGTGTTAAGGCCAAACTGGCCGGTCTGCGGGGTCGGGACGCCCATGGCCGGTGCAGCGGGCACCGTG